CGTCCCTGACCTCACCCCGATCAAAACCCCTTCTAGGAGACTCCTTTAGGGGGGGGAGTGGGTGCTACCTAGCCTAGCAACGCCCGTGCAGCCTGCTTTGCCGCATCCTTCACCGCAGCATGGCTCACGCCCAGTGCAGCCGCTGCCTGTGACATGTCCTTGTGCCCAGTGAGATGCCCCAGCCCAGTGCCAAATGCCACAGCGTTCAGCCTCAACCTCAGGTTGGCATCCCTGTGCCCACCCGCTAGGTAGGTCAGCAACCTCACAATGGCAATCCCCCCAGCAGTCTGCGCCTGAGCCTCTGCCGTGATCCTATGCCATCCCCAAACGTCTTCAGCCTGCTCCTCGGTCAGTCCGAGGTCGAGCAGGTCATCAAGTGCCGCTTGGTAGTCTTCCGGGTCGTTCATTTGCAGGTAGCCGTCTCTCCGAGCTGTCACGCCACTTCTGGTGTGCGTTCACCACAACGTCTCATCTCAGTTGCCGAGGATGCTGTCTCTCCAGCTAGTCGCACCACTGCGTCGACCGAGCATCCCCGGTCCATGCGCAACGGGTGAACCCGTCGGCAGGTGTCGCAAAAGCTGAAGCCGCTTGCACGGCCTCGTTTTTCCTTCTGCACATGGCAGATGAAATGGCCTCGTCTCTCCAAGGTGTCACACCACTTTTAGCCGATCAGGTCGAACCACGCAGGTGTCGCGGAAGTATTGGCCCGCCACTTTGAGGATGCTTTCACATAGCCTTGGCGGGCTCTGTCGTCGTCAGTGATGCACACTGGGCTGGATCTCGTCAAGGTCAGCCTGCGTCCATCCTTCCCGGCGCATCTGTGTTTCCAGTGCCTCCACGCGACTGAGTGCAGCCCTGAGCTGCCTCTGCGCCTCTGCCAGTGCAGCGCCTAGCGTTTCCAGCGCCAGCGTGGTTTCAACTCGTTCGTGCGGTTTGATGCTCATTTCAACTTCGCCTCCAGTTCACCCAATTCACAGCCAAGTTCTTCCGCCACAATCATCCGCGCCTCAATCTCGCTTTCAGCCTGGACGGTCCAAAAGCGAAACGGCATGAAGTCGTGCGAGACTTTGTAAGTGAGATTTGCGATCATTCTAGTGCCTCCCGTGCTATTGCCCGCACAGCGTCCATGCGGTCAGGCAGTGTAATTACAAAGTCGCAATCGCGGATGCGCTTGAGCGCGGCTTCCAATTTGTAAACCTGCTCGGTTTTAACGTCTATCAACCACTCTAGAGATTTAATTCTGTGCAAAAGAATCTGTTCGCCTGCTTCGTTCATTTGCCTGCCTCTAGTTCACATCTAATCTTTTGCCTAGCCCGTGCCACCTCAACTTGAAAGTGCGTCCAGCAATCTCGTTGAATCATCTGCGCCACCGCATCCCGGTCTTGTACTGCCAGATAATGCCGAGGAAACGCTTCCAGCAAACTGTCTAGTTTCTTAAGAAGTTCAGTTGTTGATTGCATTGGAGATTGTCGGGAATTGCTGTTGAAAGATTTCAAAGATGGATTGCGCAATCTCGCGGTGTTCCTTCTGCGTATGCTCGCTAAGTCTTTGCTGAAAGTAGTGAATCCAACTACGCACTGAGCCGGTCATGTACAGGGTAGTCTGTACACAAAGCGGCAGCACCATTCGTGCGCATTCGCGGGCCACTCCTGCGTCTAACAGTTCGCGGTAGAGTGCTTCAGCGCCCCCGATAAACCGCCTGATGTTGTATTCAAGATCTTGGTTGCGCATCGTCTGGCATGAGCTTTGCCGGTTTGTTTCGGCCTGCTTCCTCAACTCAAACGCCTCGAAGTGCTCAACCTCGGAATAGCGTTGTGAGAACTCTTGGAAAGTGAATGAACGATGCCTCAAAATCTGCGCCGCAATCGCCCGGCTCGTTTGAATTTCTACTGTCATGCTGGCGGTTTCAAAAACACTCCAATGCCCGTGCTCAATGCAGTAGCGTAAAAGCCGGTCAGCGGTTGCCATGTTAAGTTGGTTTGACGGGTTACTAACGCGTGCGGCGTACACGATCACGCCCTCTGCGTCTGGTACGTCAGGCACCATTGATTGAGTGATGGAAATTAGCTTGGTTTTCATTTGTTGGCTGTGGTCATACTGGTTGAGTGTGTCAGGGCATCAGAAAGTGCTATTCTGCGCGTTCTTTGGCCTACTCATGCACGCCATTGATTGCGGCTAATTCGTGGCTAATGTCTGCAATCTCGTTTTGCAGCCTAGCGTTTGGCTCGGCGTGAGCGGTCAAGTCCTCGATAACCGAGAGCGCCCGGTACACCAAGCGAAACGCAACTTCACCGTCAGCCGGGCTAAGTGCGCACATCAGGCAAGGACGTGCTGCCTGGCTGCGAAGTTCGGCTCGAAGCGTCTCACTTGTCTGTTTTTCGCGTTCCAGTCGTTCCCCCAAATCTTGAACAAGTGCGTAAATGTTGGATGGGTCAATGGACATGGTCTGTAGTCGGTTCGGGTTGGTCTGAGGTTTAGTCAAAATCTTCTGCACTTTGAGCTGCCTTTTGCTCGGCAATGATTCGGTCAGTCTCTTCGGCCTGAGCCCAGGCAGTGCGTAGCCATTGCTGGTCGCGTTCGGAAAGATGAGAAATATCTGGCTGCTGTTTTTTCAAGACGCTGCCGCGCCTCAAGCGCGAGCAAGCGGACTCAGTTTCTTCTTTCTCTGTTACTCCCGCTGCCGCTTGCGGCGGCGCGGAGTAACTGTTCTCTTTCTCTTTAAAGCGTCCAAACTGTGTACTCACGTGCCGTCCATGTGGTGTACTCACGTGCCGTTCATCTGGTGTACTGCCGCGTCCATGTGGTGGACTGTTAATCGAGGTCAAAAAAAAGGCATTTCGGGTTGCCCGATGTGCTCCATTTGAGCCCGAAAACTTGCGGATTAAGCCCGCTTTTTCGAGAGCATCAAGTGCCGTTTTTACGGTCCCGCGAGAGCATCCTACGTGCTCGGCTAGCTGCTCATATGACGCAGAAAAACGTCTTTTGTGTTCGCTCGCTGCTGCACTTTGAAAATGTGTAAGTGCACAATAAATCGCATATGCGTTAATGCCTAACTTGCCAGCTTCAACGGCAGCTTCGCGGGTCTGCCAGGCAAAAGGGCCTTCATCTTTTGGGTTCTCAGAGCGTGGTTTCATTTGCGTTTTTTAGGTTCCTCTGGTGGTTCTGGTTCTGGGCACATTTGCCAAATCATCCCATGCTTTTCTTGGTTTGGACTGTGTCGGATGAAGATTCGTGCGCTTGGCTTTCCATCCCAACTTTGCATTCCAGCCCGCAGTCTGCGCTTAGTTGCAGTCAGTGAACATGTAGGCGGTTCTCCGGGTTGAGTCTCTACACGCTGCAAAGTGACAACCTCGCGTGCCCAGTTTGTCAGTGCGCTCGATCCAAACCCAGCATATGCCAAATCAGAGTCAGTGCGGGCAGTGCCTTCCCTAGGCTTTGGCAAATGATGGATGAGCACTAAAAGCACCCCGGTTTTACTGCTGATTCTGTTCAGCCCGTTGCAAAACTCTGTAACTACTTTCTGGTCTGAAATATCGTCGCCAAGGTAGCACATCAGAGGGTCAATCCATGCAACATCTGGCCGATGCCGCACCACTAACGCTTCGAGAACGCGGAGAAACTCTGAGCCCGAATGCACGTTGTCTCTGTAAAAAACTAGCCGCTCGTTGAGTGTGGCCTTTTCTTGTTCGCCGCAATCTGTGCTCCCGTATTTACAGATCACGCTTTGCAGGATTTCGGCCTGATCTCCAATGTCGTTCTCGGCTTGCAGAATTAGGCTTTTGAGAGCTTTCACCGGCTTGATGCCAAAGGTGAGCACGTCAGAAAAGGTGCCACTGCCCAGCGCCCAGCCGATTGCCAGTTGCATGGTCAATGAGCTTTTGCCGATGCCGCTCTGAGCGTTGATGAGCAGACTGCCACCTTTGCAAAGCCACCGATTGCCGATCAGGCTGTTTCTATCGCACTTTGTATCATAGTTCAGCAGGTCATTGAACGGGGTCTGTACTATAGAATCAAGCCCCTGCTCGGCGCCCGCTACCGTCACGGCATCGCTAAGTTCGGCCACGATGTCACCAGTCGGAGCTCCTTCACCAAGTGCCTTTGCTGCCTCTCTGAGTTGCGTCAGTAACTTCCGGCGTCTTGCGGCATCCTGTACCAGCCCGCACCAGCTCGGGAGCGGTTCGAGGCTTGGCATCCCGGTGGACAATTCCGAAATGGTCGCAAAAGGAATGCCCTGGTGCGCTAGTTGAGTTGCTAGCGAAAGCGGGTCAAGACTCTGCCCAGCATCTGCTGCGGCTTGAATGCCCGCAAAGATGGTCGCAAAGCTAGGGTTGAAAAAGTCCCCAGCGGTCAGCCCAGATGCGACAACTGCGGGAAATGCGGTGTGTGGGGCAAATAAAAGACAGCCCAGCACCGCCCGCTCGGCTTGTTCAGCCTGCGGGATCGTTTGTACGCTCATCGGTTAGCGAGCGTCGTGCTGCCTTTGCCTGCGTGCCAAATCGGACAGAATCTCTGGCTCGGCAGTGGCTGAAAAGATATGGATTGCGCGTGCCAGCTTGAAAGTCTGCATCGCGTGCGGATTAAGCCCAGGTTGTCCAGATTGCACCAGTGCAATGTGCGTCTTCATTAGTTCGTCGGCAATCCGTTCGGCTTCGTCTTGTTCGTGCTTGGTCATTTGTTGTTCCGCGTGGATTGGATGCGCGGCCCCCAGTTGCCGAATTAGAACGGGATTTCGTCAACCTCTAGCTCTGTGCCAGTCGATGGCGGGAGCCAGCGTTTAATCTCCAAATAAGCCTTGCCAGTCTTCTCGGAAATGCGGTCACCGGGCCCAAGTTCGACCTTGGCAATCTTGCCAACGCAGTCTTCGGTTTCGATAACCAATGTCTTTCCTTCGACAACCTTTTTGCCAATCGCCAGCGCAAAGTCTGCCACGTTGCGAGAGTTCTTTGCGGTGAAGACGACCCACGACTTAAACGTGAGCGGTCCCACTTTGACTTCAAGTTGCAGCATCTCGTTTCCGGCTTTGGAAACTGCCTCGATTGCGTGCTCGATGCGGGCCAGATGGATTCCGGCCTCGATGGACTGTGTTGGTTCTGTTGTTTCGATCTTCAGTGATGGCATATGTATTTAGATGGAAAACGCTGCAAAAAACTTTTCTGGAAATGCAAGTGCGTGAGTTACGATGTCTTTTGGGATCTCTTGGTATGTCTGGCCCTCTTTAATCCAGCCCCTTTTGATAGCGCCCTGCGTGACTTTTTCACGAGCGGCTTCGCTTTTGCCCGCTAAAAGCCGCTGCATCGGGTTGATGCGTTCCAGCATCGGCGGCGGCGGCGTTGATGATTCAACTGTGATGACTGTCTCATCGTCTGGCTCAGTGTGCGACTGCACCGGCGCAAACTCCTGCACTTCCTCCGGCGCGTAGAGTCCTGATAAAACACCAGGGTAAATGCCCCGCACTGCCTCAGAGATGCACCGAGCCTTAAGCATTTGCCTCGGAAACTTGCGCCAAGTCGGATTTGATGTAAGCCCGGCGCGCTCGGCGTCCTTTATCGTCCACGATACTTTCAGACTCCCGCCCTGTGGATGCGCAAACGTCCCAGAAACGGCGTCGTGCGTGTAGTCGTGCCATTCCACTTTGCCACCGGCCTGCTGGAAACGTGCCAGCATTGCCTCAGACTTGAGCGAGGGCTTGCCGTTGATGATGTGGTAATCCCTCGCGGCCTCTGCGGGATGCCGTCCCTCAGCTTGGCAAAGCAAGCCCAATGCTAAAGCCTGCTCGGCGGTTTGGATTCCAAACAGTTTAGATTTTGCAATGGCCTCGGCCATTAACTTTGTTTGATCGAATGGTATTAGTTGCATTTGTTTTTCATTTTTAGCCCCGCCTCAAGAATGAGAAGAGCGTCTGCTGTTTTTAGTGTAACTGACAGATTTGGGTATAGCGCCTGTGCGCGTCCTTTGAGATGAGCTTTCCAGCGGTTCCCGTGGGTCTTCTTGTCGCCTAGGCCAAGAGCCTGTTGCCACTTTTTGGGCGGCAGGTATTCGATCCGGGCACCGTAGGCCGCGAGGATGCCCTCAATCCTGCCGTAATTGCGGAACATGGTAGCCATGCTTGATCCGCTCATTTTGCCTGCAAACTTCGGGAGTTCCTCCAGAAATACAGTGGGTGTGTCTGCTGATGTCGTGTTGTGCTGTGTGCACAAGATCATCAACTCACAATCCATGTCGTGAAGCGTGCTTGGCATTGGCAACGCGTGAATACTGCCGTCGGTGTCGGTGTAGGCGATGCCGCCTCCCACGCCGGGGTCAATAGCTATGTAATTTTGAGCACTCATTTTACCAATCGCGCCCAGATACGGGCAAGCACGCTGTGGTTTTCGAGATGGTTAAGCGACTCTCGAAGCAGTCGCACGGATTCGCCTTGCCACGCAATAATCTGCCGAGCGTCCGTCAGTTTTGCGGATGTTTCTTTGAACCTTTCGCGTTCGTCGCGGAGTTTGCGGCGAAGCTCCCAGATTTGTTTTTGCGTGCTCATCGTTTGATCCAAGTGTTGAGGGATTCATGCACTTTCACAGTGTATTTTTGCGCCTTTGCTTGTGGCAGCATGATTTTGATTTTGGAAATACCTAGCCGAGAAATCACAACCTTGTCATGCGGCACAAATCCTAGCGCCTCCATGATGTTTTCTGTTTGGTGTGTAAGGTCGTAATAAACTTTAGACGACCTCCAGTCTCCAGTTGCAATGGAATAAACAGCGCCGCGTTTTGCTTTTTCAGAAAACCTGTGAAGGATTTCTTCATATTCCTCAAGAAACAGTTCCCAGCTTGCGCACTTATCCAAGCCTTGATCGGATTCGTATTCCTCTAAATCCCAATAAGGAGGACAAGTCAGTAAAGCATCATGCTCTGGCACATTTGCTTCGCGAGAATCTGCCAAAATGTTTGTGACTCCATATGTTTGCTTAGCAAAACTCACCGCTTCACTGGATAGATCAAAGCCGTGATATGTTTTTCTGTGACGCAAACAAGCCTCGTGTCTTTCTCCCCATCCTGCAAATGGATCAACAACAGTTTGTGCGTCTCGGAAATAAAGTGACGCGCAAAGTTCTGCCGCTTCAAAAGGAAACGGACTGTAGGTCGCTCGCGATGATGTTTTGTTGTGGTCTTGCGTCTCTCGAATTGCTTGTGCCCCACCGGCGGCAACTTCAAGCACTGAAACCGGCAAGACATCCAAACGCGCAGGCGATGGACTTGCCTTGATTTCTTCCATAAAACTAAAAGTGTTCATTTCGCAGCAATAAGTGGAGCCTGCCCAATCTTCCGCTGCACCAGCTCATTCGGCAGCACTGCACCGGCAGCACTCCAGAGCGCCTCTGCCTTTTTGGCGCTCATCGAGCCTTGCGCTAGAATCGCGTCACTGGCACCGATAGCACCGTTACGCACTGCCTGCGCGATGTGTTCGGCCTCAATGTACTCGCTGGCCCTAGGCTTCTGTAGCCTCCAGCCCGGCACCTTCTGGCCTGCCTCCAGTAATTCGCGGGCCTTTGCCTTGGCCGCGTCTCTGAAATCGTCCAGCGTCTGACAAGCGGCCAGAAACTGCCCGAGTCGGTCAGGATTGTTTAGGAGCGCCAAAAACGCCTCGTCTTGCACTGTTGGCGCAAGTCCGGCGACTGTCACCAGTGCGCTGTCTTTACTGGCAACGCGAGCTGGACAGGTCAGCGATTTACTGCACCAGCCGCAGTAGTCGTTTTCCACTGGCTGCGTCCCTACGTTTGCCAGCACCTTTGAGACTAGCTCGAATGCCGTCCTGTAGCTCCAAACGTGCGTCACAACTTGGCGCTGATCGCAGAAAAGCAAGTGCGTCGTCCACTCGCCAACGAAGTGCTCCTGCATTAGCCCGAGCGCGTAGGCTGCCATCTGTGCCTGGTAGTCATAAATCTGCCCGCTCTTCAGGTCGATAAGCCAGCGCCCCTTAATTGCCACACCGTCAGCGGTTCCGCGATGCTCCAGCCCCTCGGTATGGATCCGGCATTTGTCCTCATCGGTAATCAGCTTGTCAGCCCCGCCGTTAAGTCTGATGCACTGGTTAATTGCCCAGCGAACTGCCTGCGCGTCTTCCTCTGGCAAATCCCAGTTTGGAAACTCTCCGTGCGTCCAGGCGTGCCGAAAAGCTGCATCTAGTTTGGTGCCGCGTTCGGCTGCCGGACTGGTGCCAGGCACGCCTTCGTATTGCCCACAGAGCGCGAGCTTCGGTAAACTGCTGTGTCTAATTTTCATTTGATTGTTCTGGATTGTTTATATTCTGCGCCCTTTTGCTTGCGGTACACGCTGGCGCATTCTTTCGAGCATGTTTTGGCAAATGTGCCGCCAGCTTGCCGTCTTGGTTTCATCTCTTTGCAGATGATGCACTCCACCAGAATCTCCGCCTTTTTCTTGGCTTCACGTCTAGCGTGAAAAGTCGCAAGCTGTCTCTCCATTGCGCACTTCATCGAGCAAGTTTTTGCCTTGTTATGAAGTGGCTGAAAGGTTTTCCCACAGAAGCACACAACCGGCCGAAGCCTGCACACTGAGCATTTGCTAATCCCGATTTGGCCTCTGTAAAACTGGATGCCGCATTGTGCGCAGTTAATAAACCTCCAGCCTGCCCCATACTTTTCAGTCTTCGGCGGTTTGGCTGGTTTTGGAGCCTGAGCCGGTTTTACCAGCCCGGCTTTGATGCCAGCCCGTACCAGCTCGGCAGCTTCTGCCAGTATTGCCTCGCGCTCATCTTCTGGTTCCAGCCCGAGCCCGAAATCAAAAACCTTAGTCCGTGCCGCTGGACTCCAGCACGGCTTCCCGTTCATGCTGCCGTTCATCCCGCTCATTACTTGCTCCAGTTAAGAGCCCAGAGATTCACGATAACCAAGCACACTAGCGCAAGAGCTTCGCCTAGGTTGGTGCTGCCAATAAGTGCCAGTAAATCGGCAACGAGGAGTGCGCAAATGGTCGCGATCTTGGCGACTGTGAACTTGCGCGTGTTTGGTGCGACGTGTGCGGGCCTGTACGGCCTGCTGTAGTGTGAGGTGCTCATTTGTTGGTTGGTTTGTTGTTACTCTGACGGCCTCGTCAGCACCAGCGTGACTGGTAGACGCCCCGGAGGGCGTTTCGGCCTAGGAAAGTTTGGCAAGCATTGCGTTGAGGCGGGTTAAAGCGTCGATGCAGTCAGAAATTGCGTTTGGGTAGCCTTCAAACTGTGCGTAGGCGAGATCCATTTCGTATTCGCGGATTGCGGAAAGAATCTGTTGTTTAGTCATAGTTGTTGGTTTGTTCGTTGTTGTGGTTGCTGTTAACGACGTCCACTATATCCAGCCAAACGCGCTTGGCTAGCTATTTTGTAAGTTATTTTTTGCCCACTTTAACTTATTGCGCTCCCGCGCTTTAGGTCGAGGCTTGCACGCATTCCGGCGCGCTGCCTCTGTTTTTTTTTCGGATTTTGCAGCGCCGCCTAGCTTGCCAATCTCCCGGCAGTGCTCTCGAAGTGTCTTTTCAGTGCTCATTTTTTGCTAGTTGCTCGTCATCAATAACTATTAACAATGCTCCTGGAGAAAGATAGGTGTCTGCGTGCGCCCATTTGCGCCGCGTTGTCGGGTTTGCATCTAGTATTTCGAGGTGTTGCAGTTCATTGATAAGCTCCATAATTTCAAGATATTCTGGCTCATGGAGTCTGCGAAAAACGTATTTTTCTTCCGCATCATTCCAAACGGTTTCATGCCAAACCACTTTTGAAAGTTCCTCCGCGCGTTTCCGCAATAGTCTCAAAAGTCTAGTCACCATAGTTTTGCAGCCGGTCAATTTCGCGTTCGATGTACCAAATCGCTTTGCGCAAGTCCTGCACCGGCTCGCCTTTCTTTTGGTGCCTCAACAGGTATTTAAGCGCATTGCCGATGCAGAAGTTTTCGTGCTGGCAAAGCTCTATTGCCTCAATCCCAGAGGGATGGGACGTGTAATGTGGTGGATGGTTCACTAAGTCCATGCCGCACCCTAGCAAACCCCGCTTTGCTGTCAATTTTGGTCGCGAAATCTGTTTCGTTACCAAATAGCAAGTGCCTTTGTTTCATGAGGTAAACAACGCCCCGTTGCAGGTTCTCCCTGCACACCATACGGCAAATTGCTATTGCACTATCTGGAAAAAGTATATCTTGGCGAAGTTATGGAAACACCAGCACCAGTAAAAACTCGTAAACCCCGCACCGTCAAAGAAGCTGCACCTCACGTTGCGGCGCTCAAAAAGTCAGTCTCCAAAGCACTCAAAGCCGAGCACGCTTACAGCCTAGCAAGTGGCAAAGCTGCCAAGCAGATTGAGCGCATCAAATCGTCTCTCAAGACTAAGCGCGGCGCCGTAAAGGCTGCCTGGTACGAGGTCCAGCATCAAGCTGGAGCCTGTGTCGGCGTGTACGACGGCGCGGAGGCTTAATCGCCATTCGGGACGAGGCCGGACTCGAAAAGTTCGGCCTCTTCCTCTCTTCGGCGCCGCAGCCCTTTGGAGTTCGGCCAAAGCCTGCACATCGCTCGGAACTGAGCTGGAATCTGCGCGAGTTCGTTGACTCGCAAAAGCTCTTGAATCCGCAGCATTTCGCTTCTGCGTTCGCCGGTAAGCGATGCCCCACGGTTAAACACTAGGCTTACCAGTGCCGCAGCACAATCCCCGTGCAGTGCTTGAGCCTGAGGATAAATGCGGAGAGTGCGCAGATACCACGTCGGTATTGTTACCGCCTCAAAAACTGCCAAAGCGGCAGCCCACGGCACAACTAGATGCCGGACGTGCGGCAACACCGCCTGAGCATCTGCACCTTTACGGCCAGAAACAGCCACCAGTGCGGCCAGCGTTTTCGAGTCTAGATGCGGCGCCCATGCGCGGCTTGTTTCGCTTGCTGGAGTGTGCCCTAAGTCCCATCCCACGCCGATTGTAATGCCGGACTGTTCACCGGGCCACTCGGGGTTGCGGTCGTAATACGACTCGCCGCCCGTTTCCCAAGCAATGATGGATTTGATGCCGCGTGGTGAGAGATTCATTTACGGAGACTGCGGATGGTTTCGACGATCTTGAGTGCAGTAAACACGGCGGCCAGAAGGCAGCCGGTGACACGAATCCACTGCTCGACCTCGCTCAACGAGAGCGCAAGAGCGCCGACGTTTGCCAAATTAACGGTAGCGAGATCAAACAGATGGCGGTGACTAGACATGAGCGATAAAGGTAGATCCTGGCCCTGGGACTCGCGGGAGTTGTCCGTTGGCATCATAGATCCCACTGTACGGCGAAATCTTGTCGGGCGGAAGTCCGTTGCCGTCAGTTCCTGCTGGTGGGAGCACTCTTTTTACGCTTGCGAGCACTTGGAGCCCGGCGGGAGGAATTGCGCCCAAGTATTTGGCTTGAAACGCGGGAATGTTTGGAATTGGAAGCACGGTCATAAAAGAAGGAAATCCACAGGAAGTTGAGCGAAATGCCGATGTTCAGCATCACCTCAGATGCTGCTGGACTGGATAGCGTTAGCAGATTCCAGATTGAGCCGCAAACTGTGATAGTAGTGGCCGCTTTGCAAAGCACCGCCGCCCATGGCCTGCGCCAGATGGCGCTTTCAGGATGCCCAAAAACACGCACGATTAAGTGCAGCGCGGACACAGCTAAAATGCCGTTAGCGACTGCGTTTATTGCTGTTGCTAGAGTCATTTGCTAGAAACTTGGTGCTAATGGTTTCGACTGCCCGCAGCCCGCAAAAGCCCAGCAAGAACGCTGCGGCGTAACTGTACTGCGGCTCGGAATCGAGGCGTGCCAGTTTGAGGATCAGAGGCGTAACGTAGTTTGCACTAGCAGCTCCACCAAGCAGGCTTGCAAGCGTGCGTGGTAGGTTCTTGCCGGCTTCCTTTGACGACATCAGAACGCTCCCAGCAAAGCCCGCCATGGCGAGCCCAAGGTCAATTCCTGCGTTCTTGAGTTCCTCAATCATTTCGATGGCGGTTTGAACGAAGCCCCGTAATAGAAAGCCAGCACGGCGGAGAACGCGGTTGAAAGCGAGCCGATAAGCAGCGAAAGCGTTGTGCTTTCCCAGAGCTTGAGGTCGCCGGTAAGCAGCCCGATCAGGATTCCAAAGAACCCCGCGGTGACGACACAAGCCAGCACCGGCGGCACCCAAGACCCCGTGGCAGTCTGCATCGTGCGTGCGCTCGCCCTGTCCTCTGCTGCCAGTTTCTCGGCGTCAATCCCGAGTTCGGTCATCCTCGTCTTGAGTTGCAGGTCAGCGGCCTGCAATGCGGCAATCTGCTCGGCTGTGAGGTTTCCGCTGGTCAGTGCCTTTTGCACCTTGTCCGTAGTCGCCTCGCTCATGCCAAGCGCCTTTCCAACAGCCTCCACGGCAGCCCCGCCAAGTGGGCCACCGAGGAGACTGCCTATGGTTGGGAGGAGTTTTGAGAGGAAACTCATTAGAAGTAGGTGGTTACAACCACAATGCCAGGAGCACCGTTTCCGCCTGCGCCAGAGTTGCCGACATTATCTAGTCCTGCACCTCCTCCGCCGCCTCCGCCACCATAAAGACCACCGTTCCCACCGTTTCCAGCATTGCCTGTGACACTTGATCCACCACCTGCGCCAGCACTGCCAGCGGCAGCAAAGTTTGCGACAACATTAGGAGCGGTTCCTCCGTTGCCTCCTATAACTCCACCTGTTGCAGTTCCACCAGACAACCAAGAGCCAAGGGCAGTTCCACCATTGCCGCCAGCAAATCCAACTGTTGCGGATACTGGTAACCCACCTCCACTTCCGCCACCTGCTCCTGCTGTAGTGCTATTAACTCCGCCTACGCCAGCACCTCCTCCGCCCGTGCTTCCATTCCCGCCTTGAAACATTGCGCGAGCACTTGATGAAGCTCCTGCTGGACCAGTTGAATTGGTAGCGGCTCCCGCTCCGCCTCCTCCGGCTACTTGTATCCAAGTGCCAAACGAAGAGTTTCCCCCAGCGCCTCCAGTGTTACCGTTTGTGCTGTTCGTAGTCACAGATGCGCCGCCAATGCCTCCACTTCCAACGGTAACGGTTTCTGTTGCACCAAGTAGCGCGGCAGAAATGTTTCTCACCGAATAAGACCCACCGCCGCCGCCCCCACCACCAGATGCCTGCGTTCCAACGCCACCTTTACGGCCAGACCCGCCACCGCCGCCGCCAGAAATTACAACAACATCGACGGCAACTGCTCCAGCAGGCTTGGTCCAAGTGCCGCTTGACGTAAAAGTTTCGACCACAGTTTTTGCCGCTTTTGCAGCAAGCGCGTCAGTCAGCCCGCTGATTTTGCTCTGCGCAATAGCGGCAGCCGCGTCCACGTCAGCGTCCACCAGCAGGCTCGCAGGAGATTGCAGCACCCCAGCTACGTTCTTCCAAAGCCCAGTACCTGCGACAAGCCCCAGAGAGGTGTGGACGTGGCTAGGCGTGTTGCCGCCGAACTGCCCCGTCACGCTGTGGTTGTTGCCGGTTGCGTAGGCTTCGAGCGTCACAAAGATCCGATCCGTCACCAACATGGTCGTCTCCGGCACCAGCACGGTAAATCCCACAAGAGCGGCGGTTGTGCCGATGGTCACTTCTGCAGAGGTCGCAAGCAGCGTCGGTGCGTCTGTGCCGTTGTACTTAAAAACCTTGGCGCGCACGCTGTTGCTGTGGTTGTTGTTGGCCACCCCAAGCAACCACACGTTAAAGTCCCACAGACCCGCCGGGATGTCAGTTGAGCCGGGGTCTTGCGGCGTGGACTCGGTAACAAAACCGGCAAATTGCGTCCACGTCTGCGATGTTAACGTGCCACTGGCGGCAGTCGTCTGGCTCGCGTCTGCACTGCGCCCCAGTTGCTTCGGAGTCCCCGGAAGATTTGTCGTCGGCGCGTCTGCATTGGTGCCCTGGTTGAGGTAATACGTGAGCCCGTTAGCACCGCCGCCACCGCCACCAGAGGGCGTTGCAGGAGTCCAGGCCGTACCATTCCACACGAGCGTCTGCCCGTTGGTTGGTGCAGTTGCAGATACGGCAGAGCCTTTAAGTTTATCTACACTCGTTGAGTGCAGTCCGCCGGACACGTCGCCGGAAATGATTGGAGAGTTGAGGTCAGCCATAAAGTTTAGAGCGTATTGTCAGCTAAGTAAGCAGCCAGCCGCACCGCTTGCGGCGTTTCTTCTGCGATAATCCGATCATAGCACGCAGCACCGTATTGCTTAAATACCACCGCGTTGTTCCGAAACCACCCCATGTGGTAGCCGGAAGCCATGAACGAAATGAGCTTTTCGGTTGCGTCTAAGTCCACGACGTAATTCAGCAGAGCAAACTTCTCGATCCAGTAGCTTTTTGGCTGGCAGTTAATATGTCCATGCCCGCCTTGCCCAGGAACGGCAGCAGAAAACAGCACAGTCGGCGCCACAGATGTCAGCCTTTTAACAAGGTCGTCAGCTCGGTTTGCTTGCAGATGCTCTGCAACCTCAATGCACATTGCGAGGTCGTATTTGCCTGCGTATTTCTGAGCGAAAGCATCAGAAAACACATCCATCACGTCATAAGGACAGCGCGGATCAAGATCCACCCCGTCAGCATGCACTCCGGCTTCTCTGAGTGCCCGAACGTAGATGCCTGGGCCGCAGCCAACGTCTAGGATCTTCATTTGTATAGCGCCCCGTAGTTGAGCCCTAGGCCAGTGACTAGCGGCCTGTTGTGATCCTCGTACCAGCCGTTGTCATCCCAGATGTCTTTAAAGTCGGCAAATGCCCGCTCAAACTTTGGACGCACTGCCGCGAGGCTAAAGTTTTCCATCGCAAAATTGACCATCCGAGATCTGTCGATGCTGTCGATGTTGCGTATGGCTCGCAGGATGTCGCCCATCGTGTTGCACCTAAATCCGTTGGTGCCGTCCACGATATATTCAGTCATCGCGCCAAAGTCAGTCGTGATCGGAACGCATCCGCTCATCATCATCTCCACCGCTGTGCCGCCAAACGGTTCCCAATAGGTGGAAAGCAGGAAGCCAAACTTGGCGCGTGCCATCAGTTCTTTGCGCGTGTCAATATCAGCGTACCCAATAAAGTCAACATGGTCAGGCCATTCACTCAGCCCAATGCCATCAGGCCCGCCCTGCCCGGCCACCTTGAGCCGGATGCCAGCACGCTTGCATGCGTCAATCGCTATGTCCAAGCCCTTGTTTGTGCCTAGTCGCCCGATAAACAGCGCGTAGTCTTCCCGCTTTTGCGTCGCATCAAAGTCTCGCGGGTCAAAGTAGTTTGGAACAACTCGATGATACCAGTGCGGCGAGCAGTGCGAAACGCCTCCAGTTCCAGCGTAGGCGCCTTTGAGCGGGTAAGACTCATAGCAGCGGAACTGTGCAAATGCCCAGCCTGAGCCAATGCCAGGCTCAACCACGATTAGATCGCCAGCAGCGTTTGCAATGTCACATGCGCCTTTTGTGCCGCCCCAGAATGCCAGCACCAAATCCCCGCGTTTCTTGCGCTTTAGAATCTCAGCCCCGGCATTTGTGTTAAAAGTCTGATGCGCGAAATCGTCGGACGCGTGCCGAAACTGATTTCGGCGCCAGTCATAGTTTCCGTAGGTTTTCTCCAGCACCTCGTTTGAGGTCACGTCAACGTGTTCGTGCGCCGATGTCTTGGAATCTGGATGCCCGTAGTGGATCACACGATACTCGCTGGAGTCCTTGAACATCTCGCAGAACTTGAGCACCTTTTGCGTGAAAGCACACGCCGAGTAATCGGGATGCGTCACTGTGTGTGGAACTGCAAGTGCGTGGATGGTCGTCATTTACTGATAAAAAGGCATGAACGCAAGTCCTGCGCCTGGAAGTCCTTGCACTTGAACTTTAACCCATCCAGCAACATTAGCTGTGTCGGATGGTGCAGTTGATCCTGCCCAAACACCAGGCATTGTGGCCCAGTAAAATTGACTGCTCCCGCCAACAGGGTCTTGATTTAATGCCATTCCCTGTATGCAAACAAAAATGATGCCGTTGCGCGTTACAACATCTCCCACCATGTAATCAATGGTTGAGTCCCAAGCTGGCACTGCTAAGCCATCAAACGGAGCCCAGTCTGTACCATCAAAACGAAGCAAGTTTCCTGTGCTTGGTGTGCTTGTGGATATTGGAGTGTTTTGCAGCGACGTTGCATTACTGCTACCTCCGCCTCCAGATCCTGCCACAATAGCTCTAATGCTAATCAACTCACCATTAACGGGAGCATCCACAAACGTAATTGTTCCGCCCGCCGTGTTGCTGATCGAATATTTGCTCGGAGGCTGGTCAATGCCGCCCACACTGACAATGTATCCGCCGTCTGCGGTGCCGTTATAGCCTCCAAACGTAAACGCAACAGTAGTGCCGTCACCTGTGTGCTCTGTGACTGTCGTGCCTGCAATTACTGGTGATGGTGCGCCGGTGGCCCCCTCTGGACCAGTGGCGCCTTGAATGCCAGTCGCGCCTTGAGTGCCTGTTGCACCAGTCGCTCCAAAACCAGTAGCGCCGGTTGCGCCTACTCCAGTTGCGCCGGTGGCTCCAATTCCTGTGGCACCAGTTGCTCCTGCGCCGGTTGCGCCAGTCACTCCTGTTGCTCCAGTGCTTCCAATCCCGGTTGCGCCAGTAGCTCCCACACCAGTAGCTCCAGTCGCTCCTGTATCTCCAATTCCAGTCGCGCCAGTTGCGCCAACGCCGGTGGCGCCTGTAGCACCAATGCCAGTAGCGCCTGTTGCTCCAATCCCAGTCGCTCCAGTAGCGCCCGTAGAACCCACGCCTGTAGCACCAGTGGCACCAATACCTGTAGCACCAGTGGCGCCAGTCGCGCCTTCACCAGTAGCGCCCGTTGCACCAGTCGTTCCAACGCCTGTTGCTCCAGTTGCGCCAGAACCCGTCGCGCCTGTTGCACCAGCAATACCAGTTGCGCCTTGAGTTCCCGTCGCGCCTTCTGACCCTGTTGCGCCGGTTAATCCTTGTGCTCCTGTGGCGCCTTGAGTTCCTGTAGCGCCAGTCGCGCCATTGATGCCTGTGGCGCCCTGAGCACCAGTAGCACCTTGCGCTCCAGTCGCTCCTTGCGTTCCAGTTGCGCCTGTAATGCCTGTGGCTCCTTGGCTGCCAGTTGCACCGTCAGATCCAGTTGCTCCTGTTGCACCAATGCCAGTAGCACCTTGTGATCCAGTCGAGCCTTGCGTACCAGTAGCACCCTGCGTTCCAGTTGCTCCTGTGGCGCCTACTCCAGTAGCACCATCAACACCCGTTGCGCCCTGCGTTCCAGTTGCACCCACACTGCCAGTTGCCCCTGTAGCGCCAACGCCAGTTGCCCCTTGGCTGCCAGTGGCGCCTTGTGGGCCAGTTGATCCTTGTGCGCCAGTTGCCCCAGTAGCGCCGCCTGGATCACCTTGTGGTCCAGTGGCCCCAGTCGCACCGTTAACTCCGTTGACACCTGTCGCACCAATCGTGCCAGGCGCGCCGGTGAGAAGTGTAACGACTAAAGGTCCGCAGTTTGAATCACAGCTCATGGTCAGGAAATAGTTGTACGCGCCTCAATGATGCGAAAGTCTTTGCCGTCTGGTCGCTGCATGTTCACGGTGAGCATGGCGCCAAATTGTACCGCGAGTGCGGATGTCTGAGCATTGGTCAGCGAAAGAGTAACCACGTCAGCATAAGGACGCTCAACGCTAGGAGTGGTCAGCGATGCCCCGGAAGCGGTTTTTAGAGTCGGCGTCACCGTCCAGTCCGTCAGGTCAGCATAAGGGCTGCACGGGCCATCCTGTTGCAGCATGAACGAGAAGTCCCAGTCTGCGCCGCGCTGGATTGTGGAGGATGTCTGGACGGCGACCATTATATCTGATGGCCTTGGGGCAAGTAATTAACGGCACTGTCACAGCACCCGCTGACAGGCTGCGCACCGTCAGGCCAAGCCCTGGCCTGCACCTCTTCGTCTCGCGTTGCAAGGCGTTTCAAAGGGCAATCTGGCGCCTCCATGAAGATATGAAACCGCATTCTGCACTCAGCAGTGCGTTCGCACCTTGCACAGATTTGAAGCCTTTTGTCAACAATCCAGCGTGGAATCATGACTGCGTCACGCTCATTGAAAGGCTGATTGTGATTTCGTTTTTTAACACAACTCCATCTGAGTTTGTGATTTCGTTCACGATTTTTGTCACATTTCCATCCTCACAACAGTCAATGTAGACTTCTATCGAAACAGGAGGATCTGATTGTGGAGATGGAAACAAAGAGCCATTTCTGCCAATCATCATCACTTGGTTTCGCTGCTTCATCCAATCTATGTTCCGTTGATGGAATCCACTAAAAACGTCTGCAAAATTAAAAATTGGAGCTATTGCGCCAAAGGGTTGGATGTAGTTTTCAGCATCTCCACTGTAAGCCCACCTAAAAACTAGATCTACGCTGTACGGTTGAGGTGGCGGATCTCCGGGAACGCTTTTGGGCGTGAACGTGATAACCACTGGCTGGCTGTCGTCGATGCGTTGATTTGTGAACCAAAACGGTTTGTAAAAATGCGTGTCGTGAAGACATCCTGCATATTTCCCTGGTGACTTGTAGGGCACTGACAAAAACCGATACTCAGGAGGCTGTGGTTGCCCATTGTTGTCAGGAGGCTGGTATTTGTATGGAGCGGGAAGTCCTCCAACCCACGAGTAACCATTGAACATCCACCCAACTTTATTCTGAGCGTAGCGTTGGTAAAAGGGTTCCGTTGGATCTTCAAAGTCGTAATCTTTAGTCGGAATTATAACCGTGCCAGGCTTTGCCAACTCCCCGTTAATCATTCCGTTTTCTTCAACGTAGGGAACGGTATTGGGGTCCCAGAAAAAAGTCCGATCTGGCTTGGGTTGCCTGTCTGGAAATGGAAGCACGTTCCACTTTCTGCCTGTTTGTGTAGGCGTGCTGTAAATCCAGTCGCCGGGATAAACTTTTGCGATGCCGTCAATTGCAGGAGAAATCTCTATGACATCGTCTGCTGTTTTGTCTTCGGCCACATTGACGATGTAGTAGCCTTTTTCTGACAAAGCACCGTCAATAAGTCCTCCAGAACTCAAAACTGGATCGGTGTTCACAGTCCAAGAGCCAAGCTGTCGTCCAATAACCGATTCTGCACTTACCGAGTACGGAAGAAGGCCTGGGTCAATGTAACCAGATTGCCCTCCGTTGCTTGCTGGAGCACCAAAAGATGTCCAAATTAAAGCTGGATCAAGTGGTTTGCAAGTAAACGCGGGACGGGTTGAAGATCCTCCTATTGCAGATACAGTTCCTCCTAAAACCCAATCAATTTCGTCACTAGTTCCAAATGGATCAAATTGCCCTTCGCCAGAAATATTGATGGTGATGTTTGACTGCGCCCTATAATTAAAATCCCAAGTAGACATCTTTTTAGCTGCTCGGAGCTAGCGAGCACGGATTCGGGTAAGGCTGCTGGCAAATGTTTTGGAGGCTGGAAATAACAGGACTTTGTCCTGTGCTATCAACAATCACAACGGCAATGAGATTGTATTGAATCGCATCCGTGTTGCTTTTTATTTCAGTTTCCACTGAAAACTCAACTCCAGTAACCTGCAAACTGTCTGTGTTAAATGTAATCTTGCTGTAAATATAACAGCTATCAGTTACGGTCAGTTTTAAAGGAGGGTCATTATCCGGAATCATGCCAGATGGCAGCATTTGGTAGATAAGTCCCCATGCAATCTGCACCTTTAGAGTGTTGTCAGTGCTGGCATCACTGCACTGAAATGGACAAGGAATACTAGATCCAGATGAACCTCCAGATGAACCAACAGGGCCAGAAAGAATGTTAATTGATGTCCCGCCAATTGACCTCTGAAACGTTCCCCCGACAATGCTGGTAATTTGAGCAGATTTGACCATGTCAACCAGCTCGTTAAATGCACTGGGTGAGATTGGTTGCCCGCGTTGTTGATACGGAATCATTTAGTAAAGCTGCACGTTCCAAGCAGTGCCTGCCGGGCTAGATTGATATTCATAAGTTGTCCTGAAGCGATCTCCTTCTTGTTGAGATCGAATGCCTGACAAAATAAAAGTTGATCCAGCAGGTTCCTGAAAGCCTGGTGGCAAATCTGGAGTTTCAATTTTTCCAAGGCCAGAACAATTTGGAGCGCCAACTTCCAGAATTGTCATCCTTGCTGTAACTCTTCCAACGTAATAGCTTTCCTGCCCAGCTTTGATAAATGTGTAAAAAACAACAAAGCTTGCATCGTCTTCCGCTGCTGGCTGCCAAAAGTTTGATGGATTTTCAGTTGAGGCTCCAGTTCCTTTTCCTGCCAAATACGGGTCAGTTGGGTTTTTTTTGTAAACTGCCCATTGTTCCTTGATGTTTTCAGGGATCTCAAAATTGCCACCAGCATTGAAAACCGGATGTGTTTCAAGTGGTTCAGTTCCAAGAGATCCGTCAAAAGACCATTGCGGGTCGCCTTGCTCGATCAAAAACTCTTCAACCAAAGTGTAGACCCCATCCACCTGATCTTCTCGGTAGCTTCTTGCATTTGAGTTTTTTGCAATTTCGCCAGACAAGCTTTGCTGCGTGATGGTTTCCATCACACACCGATCAATCCCCATGGATTTTTCAATCCTAACTTCAGTAGCTGCCATATTAAATAACTCCTAATTGTGGGATAACATTCCCAATGTATGGGCTTTTAGGCTCCATTGCAGTTTTCAAAAATGCGTCAATTGAGTTTGCTATCCGTTGTTGCATTGCTAATTGTTCGCGTTGAACGTTAATTGAAGCATCTCCACCCCATACTGATCCGCCAAGTGCTCCAGTTTTTGCGGCATTCGTCGCAATAAACGGGTCCATTGCATTGCTGAAAGATTTTTTGAGGTAATCGGCTCCAGTAGGTGATGCCCCCGGCGTTGGATTGTTTTTGCGCGCTTCTTCACTCGCCTTCTCAATCTCATCCATGCCTCGGGTAATGTAAGTGTCCTGAGTTTCTGGCGCGCCTTTTTGGTAGCCACTTGGGCCACGGTCGCCACCGAGTAACTTTCCAAGCAGCATAGCAGGTGCAAACAATATCTCTGCGGCCTTGCTAAAAGCGTTCACAACCATGTCGGCAATACTCTTCATGAAAATGGCTATCTGTTTAACAAACAGAAAAGTCATATTGACTTCTTTTCCAAGCTCTGCGCCAATTTTACTAAAATCCAGCGTTGAGCTTTTTTCCAAAAGATTCATCAGCGGCGGCACAATTTCAGATGCCATGCCGACAAAAAAGCCACGAATTTTATTCCCAGTAAGTCCAAGAATGTCGCTGGCTTTTCCAAAGACTCCTGCATTTTCAAGAAGCAAAGCAGCTTGATTGCCTAAAGCTTTTCGCACTTCATCCATCCCGCCCGCAGCAAAAACGGAAAGCAGTTTTGAACCACTCTTTCCAAAGATCTCCATCGCCATTGCAGAGCGTTGTGCCGGGTTTTGGATTTTTGTGATTGCCTTTCCGATTTTCATCAACTGCTCATCAGCGTTGAGTCCTTGAATGTCAGCAATTGAGACGCCCATCATTGCAAACTTCATCGCGGCATCCTGGCTTCCAGATGCGGCATCGGCAATAAGTCGCTGCATTTTGGCAAGCACTGGCTGAACCTGCTCGGCCTTCATCCCGTTAAGGTCAAAAGCCATTTGCAACTCCATGAGCTTGTCAATGGCAACCCCGGTTTGCGCGTTAAGGTCCACTAAGTCATCGCCCAACTGGATGGCATCGTAAAAGCCTTTAGCGGCCACTGTAAGCGCACCAAAAATTGACGCGCCACCTCCCAGCATGCGCATGGAAGACATTGCGCCTTGAATGCCGCTTTGAAAGTTATTCCAGTCAAGTCCGAGTGAAGCAAAGATCATATCAGCGGATGCGTTCGCGGTTGATGTTGGCAGCAGTGCGGCGCGCCATTGCGTTTGCCTGCTGAGTTAATGCCGTGGCAAGTTTGCCTTGGATTCTTGCAGAATCGTTGTGCTGAGTTGCGTTGGTCACCAAAAACTTTAACTCAGTCAAAGTGTCTCGAATTGTTACCGAGCCTCCAACCTTTCCACCATGCCGAGTGATCCATTGCGGAATGCCACGCACTCCGAACCTGTTGGCGCCAACAAGCCACCCAGAGGCGGTGAGTCCTTGTTCTTTCAGCAACACCTTTTCGACATAAGCAATGTTTGTCGTCCAAGTTGGAAGCCTTGGCCTGCCCATGATTCGCCGGTTCCGATCACGTTGTGATTTGTACCAAGCAAGCGCGGCCTCTGGAGTTCTGTCTAGTGCTTCTTGTGTTGCTCGCGATCCAAAGTTTTGCCGAATAATTGCCCAGCCTCCAGGGCGGCGGGCTGTTTGCTTGAATGCAGAAGGAATCGGCTGAAAAGCTCGGTAAATGTCTTTGCGAATTGCCTTCTGCCCTTGTCGTTTTCCTTTGGCATAATCCACGCGGATGTTTCTTCCTGTGGTCACGGATGATTTACGCCCGCCCATTGGCGGAGTTACTCCAAAGACAAAACGCAACACGCCTTTAAAGTTCTCGGTGACTTCATGCCGAATACCTCGGCGCGAGTTAGCAACCACTCGTTGCAGTTCAGACGTAAAACGAGCCTGCGCCGCGTTAAAATCCCATGTGATCGTATCACTCATCGTCATCGTCCTCCTGTTGCGGCCTCACAAATAGGCTTTCCAATGCCACTTCCTGCTTTTTGACGGTCCATGCCCCATTGCCCCAGATCGCGGCGTGGTACACGCGCAAAAGCATTGCTAGCGGGGCTCGTCGTTGCAGGCAGTCCAGTGTCCATCCAGTTTCACGCGCCAGCACCAAGAGGAATGATTCCTCCCAGCCCGGCGCTGTTAGTTTTTTGGCTGATCCGTGCGGCCTCCGGGTTGCGAGATAATGTCCACTCTGCCAGTTTCTACGGCTTCAGCCTGCGCTCTGCACCATTCAGCTACCGGCTTTGCCAAAGCCAGCGGGAAAGCCCTTGTAAACGCTTTAATGGCATCCAGCGCGGTCTTGTCTGAGATAGCTTGTTCGACCTCTTCGGGCTCGCGGCTTTGTAGCCATGCGCACGCAATCACCTGCTTCTGGTCGTTAAGCTTGGAAAGCTCAAGTTCCATTATTGCAAGCTGAGTTGTGAGAGTCCAAGGACGCAACTCAAGCGGCCCGATTACCGTATTTTTTAGGAAAAACGGGTTCATTAGAAGCGCGCTTGAAACTCCTGTTTAAGCCACTCGGGGCTGTCTGGGTAGACGATGCCAAAGGTGCGGCCATCTTTGCGGGAAATGCCAACTGCTGCAGACTTGGCAAACCGCTTTAGGTCGCGTGCGTTGTCGCGGTAGCCGCGCATCCAAGAAATGTCGGAGTCAGGATTTGCCTTGCACCATTCAAGGTCTTCAAAGCGTTTACGGAACTCATCAAAGTCGATCTCTTCGCCGTCAACTTTGGCGAGTACGTCGCAATTCACAATCCAACGCACATGCGTCTTCCCAGCTTCATCCACGAAATGCTGGAATCCGCCGCGTTGAATAAGTGCGCCGCCCGATGTCAACCAGGCGGCGATGATGTCAGTGTTGAAGCTTTTGCCGGGAGCTTCGTGGTCCTCAAGTAATCGGAGGCGCATAAGTTAAGTATTAGGTTGCGTTTTTGTAGACGGTGCCGGTCGCGGACCATCCACGGAAATCGTCGTTTTTGGAGTCCAGCGTGACGTTGGTCCAAATGCCTTTTCCAGAAATGCCAGAAATGCCGGACACAGTTTCTCCTGGATCAAAGGGGCATGTGTCCCCTTTTCCTTTTACGCTTACCGTGTACGATGTGTCGTAAGTTTTGGCCTCTGAGAATTGTCCCACGCTGTCGATGAGTTGTTTAAACTCACCTTTCATTTCAAGGTCAACAGACTCAACAATGGTTCCAGACGCTGTAACAACTGAGATTCCGAAAGTTGCCATAATTATTCAAAAAGTGTGTAGGTTGCTTCGGAGGTTGAGAAGTCGTCGTTGGTCTGGCTAACCTTTGAGCCGGTAAGTTTTGCGCCGCTGAATGCTCCCTCTGGAACTGCCAACAAATCGTCTTCGCCTTTGGTTTTGACAGTTGTAGTGGTCGTGCTGCGCGGCTTTGCCTGCACTACAACAGTTTGCCCATCTGTGTCGCGAATAGTGGCAAGTTCAACAACAGTTTCCTGCGATGACTCTTGCAGATAACCGCTGGGGGCGGTGACTCCAAATGTTACTGCACCAAATGAAACAGGCATAATTTTTAATTATTTAGGACCAAAGCCCACGATGTAGGGAAGCGAAGTGCGCCAGTGGCGTTCCTCGCGGAGATTGTCGGTTGATTGAGCGACGACGCCGTAGAGTTGCACGGCATTGGAAACAAGAACTAGCGAGCGCATTGCGGCATCTACCTCTGCTGTGAACTCTGCCTGGTCGGCCTTGCTGTAGTCGTCAGCTTGCGAAATCACGTTAAGCGTCAACGTGCCGCGCTGGAGTGGACTGCCCACTACAACGTCGGTTTGCAGTTCCATCAGCACAGACTTTGCCGGGATTGGCTGATCGTCTTGAGGTTCGCCAATGTAGACGCCCGGAATGGCAAGCGAGAGCGCCTCTTGAACTGCTGCGGAGAATACGCCGTCAATCATCGCGTAACGTCCTCCAAGTAAATCTTCCAAGAGATCGGATCTTCATCCCAGCTCGTAATGCGGCGCTCTGTCCCATTAACGGTCAGCTTTGCGCCTTTTACAGGTTCAGGAAAGCCAGCCTTCAGGAGTCGCACAAAGCCCGCAAAATGCTGCTCAAAACCGCCCATCGCCAACAAGTCAGATGTCTTTTCGCTAGCCACTGAAAACACCGTCACGCCTTGATAGGTGACGGAATCTGCCTGCATGTAGTCCAGTGCTTGGCTCATTGCAGATTCAGTGATGGCGGTCCACTCAGACATCAGATGAGCGTTTCAGCTTTGCGCCGAGAAACAGGCTTTGCAGTTTCTATCTCCACCACTGGCGAAGGCTTAATTGTGCGAAACAGGTCAGCACGCGGGTTGATTATCAACTCAATCTTTCCGGGTGTGCTGTGCGCCTTATAAAACTGGCGCGCTTCTTCCGGGTTGGTTGAGGTGTAAATCACGCGGGGCCCGCATCCCGCATCTTCGAGAACAAGAGAAACTTTCATCGTGATAATCGGATGAAGCAAAGGCACCCCCCTGTGAAGGAGGGTGCCCCGGCTAAGTTGAATTAGGAGGTGATTACGCGAACGCCCATTGCCGTTCCAGTGCTCACGCCCCAGATGCAACTCACGTTAATGCAAGTCTTTCCAAGTGCGCGATCATAGAACATGCGGAAAGTGATCGGCAGCCCCAAATCGGGAACGACCACTTCGGCAATCTGGATGGAATCCTGCAACGCGGCTTCGGGATTAACACGGCGAGCGGCCATGATAAGCGCGGAGCTGTGGCAAGCAAATGCGCCCAGATTCTGGCTGTTGTTGTCGCAAAGATCGGACTGGTACACGTCCAAGCCAGAAACGCGAGGCACAATTCCGTCGGCTTTGTCAGGAGTAATGCCAGGGATTTCTGCGCTGTTAAGCGTCTTCAGCAACGCACCGTAGAAGTCGGGGTTACAAATGAAGCTGCGGCCAATTTTGGGAGCCTTGAGCGTGCCGGTAAGCGTGGTGCTCAAGTCGATCAAATCGGAGCGGTCAAAGTTGGCTGCGGGCGAGGTGATCGAATTGGTGAAATTGCTGGACGTTACCAGATTCCAGAGCTGTCCAAACATGTCAGCACCCAAAGCCTGCACCATGGGGGCCAAGAAAAGACGCTCGAAATTGATCGAAGACTGAAGAACTTCGATGTCAGTAAACCCAAGAGTCACGCCGCGATGCTGGTCGAGCGTAATGGTTTTGGCAGTCGTGTCACCAGCAACCGGGACATAGCCCTCGCTAGAAATGCTAACCACCGACGGAACGGTCGCAAAGCGAGTCGTCACAGAAGACCCTTCGGATGCAACATCCGTAGAGAAATCGGTCGTGATGCCACGCAAAGGAGCGAAGGCATTCGTAAGAAACGGCAGCGACTGCTGCGATATTTGTCCGAGAAAAACGCCATTAAGAGCCATAATTTTTTAGTGTGTGAGGGTTAAAGCTGCATTGCTTTCTTGTTCGCGGCGAAAAACTCATTTCGCTCGTTAAATCCAAGAGTTGCGTAGTGCGCCCAGAGTTGTTCCTTAGTCTTGGGCGCGGAAAGTTCTTCGGGCACGATTGCCACGGGAGCGACGCCAAGATTGGCGACAATCGCGTTGGCCTTTGCGGATGCTTCCGCCTCGGCTGCCTTTACAGCTTCGAGTGCTGCGGCCAAGTCCACCTTTTCGGCGGAGAGTGCCTGCACTGCTGCGGCGAGATCGGCATTCGATGCCTTGAGTGTCTCAAATTGTGCTATCAGCGCGGTATGCTCTGCGCTGAGTGCGTTAAGCGCGGCAACGTCTGCCTGCGCGGCAGATAGCGCGGCCAGCGCATCGGTCAGTGTTGATGGAAGCTCCATATGCCCCTAGAGATCGGAGCAAGAAAAAGCCCGTTGGAGCATGCACTCTCCAACGGGCCCAACAACAAATGAAAAGCAACTACGCGCCGATCATAGCAAGCAATTCGGAATATGCAAGCTCCTGATTTCCGATCCCGTCTATAAGGTTTGCAGTTTTTGCCCGAGGAGCCAAATACGCGGCTCCAGTCATAAACTCATCGGCCACGCGCCGGTTGCGCAACACGTTGTCGCGGAACTGCGCAAAGGAGTCATCCACAAGCTGTTGGAGACTAGCGCGCTGTGCTGCCGTAAGGCTTGGCCCCATGCCTGCGCCTTTAAGCGGTCCCGAAGTGATTGGGTCCCACTTGAGCCCTTCTTCCTCATACATCGCGGACTGATCTACCCACGGAATGATTGTACCGATGGAGCCCCAGGTTGATCCGATTGAGCCATAAACTTTATCGCAACTCACGGCGATATTGTACGCGGCAGAGCAAGCGGTGTCGTCTGAGTAAGCCACTATCGGCACCTTGAAAAACTGGATGAGATCGGTGATCTCCGAGCATCCCGAGCAACTGCCCCCCGGAGAGTTAATCTCCAACAACACGCCTCGGACGTTTGCTTCCATTGCGGCTTCGAGGTCTTCGGCGACCCATTCGTAATCCCAAGCCCCGCAGCACGCCTCAATTGGCGAAATCCCCTTGGCAAGCGTGCCCTCAATGCAAATGTGAGCAATTCCTTGCCCGTCAATTTCCATCGGTTCGCGCTGGGATTTCATGCCAAAAGGCATCTCGTAATCCTCACCATTGGCGCGCAACAGCCGACCTTCCACAAGCTTGCGAACTGCTGCGTAGCCTCCAGGGGTGATGAGCCAGGGGCGGTAAAAGACTTGTTCGATGATGCGTTGGAACTTCATTCGGTCGGTACGGATGTAACGGGATTCCCGTTTGGTGTAAGTAAGCCGAAAACTTCCCGAGTAAGTCCCGAGCGTTCAATGCGCTTTTTGATTTCCAGTTCCTCGCGCTCTACCTCGTCGAGGTGTTCTTCAAGAGTCTTGGAGCCGGAAGCCAGAATGTCAGTCATGCTGCGCATGCCAGCTCGGTAAGCCTCAATAGCATCGCGGGAAGCGTAGCCGGAATCGGCGGTGAGCCTGGCTGGTTCGGTAAATCGGAATTGGTAGGCGCCGCCACGGTCTTTGTCTGCGCCTGTGTAGGGCGGCAGCATGCCCATCTCCACGAACTTTGCCACTGCGTAGGCGCAACGCCGCTTGCAGAACGCCGCGAGATAGGCGTGTCGCTCGGACGTGATGCGGTTGACCTGCTCCAGCACAATTCTGGCGCTGGCGCCGCCCAGCTTGGACATATCCCAGCCAAACTCAGGCGGCCATTGAGCGGCCAACAGTGCGTTGCGGATAAGCCTTTCCTGCAAGCGGTCCTGAGCCTCGGTCGGAATCTTTGCGTCGATCTGGTCGATTGACTCTCCAGCGTTGGCTTGCAGGTACTCAATTCGGCCACCAGCCATCGGTGTCATGCGCAAGCCCGGCCCGCACTGCGGCATGTTTGTCTCGGTCAAAGCATTGTAAGCGTCTGATGCGTCAGCCATGCCCTGCTGATTGGTGACAAGCAGCCCAATCTTTGCAGCCATGCGGGAGGCGCTCTGAATGTCGTCACCGAGGTCTTTGAGGGAAATGAGATCGCGGATGGCGGGAGCAAATGCAGAAATGCCGCGCACCTGATCCACCTCTCGCGGGTCCATCGTCAGCATGCACGATTGCACCGGGATGTCGCGATCCTCGGCGCCGCTCTGGTCTTCACCTAGCACGCGGTACGCTACTGCGCGGTTCGTGCGGGAAAGAATAACGCCGTTGTAAATCCGCAGGCCACGATAGCGGCCCTCGGTCAAAATGCCGTCATCTCCACGGCTGCCGATTTGATGCCAAGGCACCTGTTGGAGTTGCGGGTAGCCCGTTGATGCGGTTGTGAGAATAGTGAGTAGATCGCCTTCGCGGTCGATCGCTGTAGACTCCAGCCGCAATCCTTCCCACCACGATTTCCCGTCCAGATAAGCAATCTGGAACCAATCAAGCAGCACGGCCTCGGCTTGTTTGCCCCACTCTTTGTCGGCGCCAACAAAGATCGGACGCATCGCCATTCCCACGCTCAACATGGACTTCTGGTCAATGGCGGCATTCACCATCCCGTTGTTCCAATACAATTTCCTAGCTGCCGAATTGACCGTGCGCCATTCGCCAACGGTAAGCTCGCGGGAAATGCTCTGAGTGTGGTTCCTCCACCAGGGTTCGCCCCATACGCCGCCTTCAACCAAACGTTGCCTCCGGTAGGCTTCATTGACTGCCTGCACTTTAGGAGTGCCAAACCCCGCCAGCTTTTTTAGTCGGTCCAGAAAACTCATATAAAGTAAGCCTGAGTCCTGCGCACTGGTGCGGAAATGCCTGCGGCTTTGTAGTTTAATGCCTGCTGAGCCAGCATCATTACGTCCAGCGGCGAAAGTGTTCCGCCCACATTAAATTGGAACGATGCTCCGTCAATCGAGCTAGATACCAGAGAGCTTTTGCCGGCAGACACCAACTCAAACTTTTGCGAAACAATGGCGCGAAGCTCTGCCACGTCTCGCGTTAAAAACACTTGCAGCAGGAGTTTATTGTCAGGAGCCATCTATCTAAGCCCTTTTGAGCAAGAAAAATCCCCGGACATCTACACACGTAGAGCCGGGGTTTTTCTGATAAGCCCACCGTCTGCCCGTCGTAAGGTTTAGGTGAGCCTTAGATTTACTCTGTCGGCGCCGGTTCGTCAACCTCTGGTGCGGCGGAAACCATATCTGGCAAAATGCCCAGAATTTGCGCGGCCAGCACATTCATCGCTTCAGCATCCCACATGTGGTTGGGTCTGCCTGTAGCGGTCCAGCGGAGCCGAGTCTTCTTCGTCCTTTTGTCCACCGTTGCCCGTTTACGTTCCGAGTTAATGTGCCTGACATACTCAGGCGGTGCGTCCTGTGGAAACTCCCAAACTGGCGATCCCGTGTTTCGGAGATTGGCAAGGATGTCTTTGATGGGGTCGCTGGACCAATAGAAAAAGGTGACAAAGACTCTTTTGCCGGCAGCGTCCCGAGTTGTTGGCGCCACCACGCGATCCGGCGCGGAGTAGTAACGGCGGATCGGCTTGCCATCCTGCCCGCGCACGGTGAAATGATCCTCGGCGCGTCCCACCAAAGCGGTCCACCCGAACTTGGCGCACGTGTCGTAGATTCGCCCGTGGAAACTGTTGCCGGCGTCCAATAGCGTGCGCTTGTCGGGC